ATAATCCCTATAAAGTCTGAGTATTATGTTAATTAAATAATCCAAATGCATATACTCGATAGTATCTACGTCGTAATATTTGTAATACTCTGTAGTGCCATACGTTATGGTTATTTTTAAAAAGTCATCAAAAAGCTCACATTTGATATTTCCAAACACAAAACGTGATAACTCCCTTTCAAGTACATCCTTACAATCAGGCCAGTTTTTTACTGAGAAAAACATCCCCGATAATTTATCCATACATCTCCTCCTATATATGTAACCATCTGCTTTCATTGAATTTCTTCTTATTGTTAATAGCTTTGCTGATTGCTATATCGATACTGGCCCTACTCTTCAGATGATAGTAATATAAATCAACAAACTTGGTATTCAGTCTATCAATTCGTCCTGCCGCCTGTTCCATAACCTTGTACGAGTAGTTCTGTGAGTAAAATATAATCGTATCGGTATCAACACAATTCCATCCCTCACACCCAGCTGTATACTGGACCAAATATACCCATCGCTCTGTATGTGGTATCTCTTGATGAGCATGTCCATTCCACTCAGCAAGTTCAAACCGGTCATCATCCCTATATATCTCAAATATACTCTTTAGTATTTCCAGCTCATAATCAAAGTTATAGAATATAATGCATTTAGGGTGTTTTTCATACAGCTCCAGCACCTTGGTCTGTCGTGTTTCATCGCTATTTACTACCTTTCTCAGCAAATAACATAACTCCGACGCATTCTCTATCGGCTTGTTCTCATATATATTCCATCTATCTTTGAATAATGACTTATACAGTTTCATGTCATACTCGGCGAAGACATCTTCATGATGCTGCACCGTAGATCGGTCAAATGGCATATCCACCAGTAGTCTCTCTCTGAGTCGTATAAGCCTACCAGTGTTAACATACCTATCAATCTTTGGAAACTTGGAAAACCTCGAATATATAACATGCTCATGGATAAACTCAGTCTTATTTCCATAAAAGCCATTAGCCAAAAATACAGGCAAATAATCCATCCATGTATCGCCGGGTGTGGCGGACAGTAATATCCATTCATTCGACTTTGTTATCTTCAGGAAGGCTTTTACCCAAGTCCCGTAACCAACCACTCGCTGCTCATCAAATATAAAAAAAGCACCCTGAATATCAGAGTACTTCTTTACATTATTCCAACTATCTACAATTATTTTGTTGCCGTTGGTTTTATTTAGTTTTGGGTTGATTGACATCATAAACGGAGCCATTTCATCTTCCCATTCATGAGTATCGCGTTTTCTTGCAGTGGTTATAATATATAAATCTTTCGGTCTCTTTTTCACAGGATGATAGCCGGACTTATCAATCCGACCACCACTCTGCTGAAAAAAGTAATATAATCCAGTCCTACTCTTACCAGAACCAGTGCCTCCACATAATATGCAACCATTGTGCATCTTAGCGAGGGCTATCTGCTGATGAGGACGCAGAAATTCTTTGTCTTTAGTCACCGTCCACTGTGTCACCTCTTTAATCAAGCTTATACTCTATCATGCTTAGAATGAGCTCAACACTACTCCTTGTCCGCTCACTTAACTGCATATATTTTTTGTGGTCATCATACCACTTAAATACCCCAGCCAAATCACCAGACCGCCATGAAAATGACCACCAGTCGCAAATCATCTCGATGATATATTCGTCAGGCATGTCAAGCGCTACTATGCCTTCAGTTGGATCATCGTTTATAAGAACCCAATACTGCCAATGATGTGGATTGACGTGAATATGATGAAGCCATGCACGCCTAAACTCTTCAACTACTGCATAAGATCTATTCCCACCATAGAAGTACTTGTCATAGGCATCATATTCCTCATCCGAATACTTTGATGTATCATGATTAAGCAGATTTGCTTTCAAGTTGGGATACTTGCTTATTTTGAGCACGTCATCGTAATTATCCAAAAGCCACGTATA